ACGTGGTGCATTTTGCACCACGTACAGCTTTGAGCTATTGATCAGCTTTGTAACTGTTATCTCTCATTGAATTCGTAGGACGATCTCGATGATCGTTTACGGGTTATGTTGGCCTGGAGATTACATAGTTTGATTAAGGTTTTTTGCGCTTAGCAAGCGCTAATATGCTAAACTAGTTTAGTTTATGGAATTCGTACTTTTGAATTCCTAAAAGTTTTACAACCGTATTTAGTACACTGATCGAGTACTTTTTACAAAATTTGACTTGGGTTGGCCCCCAAGTTATCTTATTTTCCCGCTAATTTTTCTGCGGGATTCCGCAGTTTTTTATAATTGCGGGTTTTGGGGCTATGGCCCCTTCTTTTTAAAATTTTAATACATTATATGGATGTTTGAAATTTGTTAGCTTACAAGGTAATAAGAAAGTGGAACCGAGAACGCCACGAGTTATCATTGATGATTTCAATTTATACCCGAAAAGTATTTTGTGTAGACCGAACTACGCGACATGTCATTATGTGAGCTTGTTGAATGAAACAAGACACGACAGAATGCCGTACATTAGCAATCATACAAATTTATACTTTAAGTTTTGAATAATTAATATAAACAGATTTGACAATCTGGACGACACCTTAGCTACACTGATATTTCGAATTACCGGAAGTGTATGTGATTTTATTAAGATAAAGATTCGAATGGGTTTCCGAATTAGAACGTGTACCCAAAAACAAAAATAAGCATGAAATACAACACCGTGGAGGGAGACCACTGTAAGGATTCTCAGGGATTAAATTCCCATCATGCAACTGCGAGGGCTGTCAACCCTCTTTACCAGATTAAAGAAGATGAAATTGAAATTGCAAATGAGAAGTTGCAATTACGAAAAGACTTTCGCATTAAAAAGAAAAATATAAAGAATCATGTAAGAAAGCAAAAAGTTGTGATTAAACCCCATGCTACATCTGTGTATGGGGATTTTATTACTAAGTTGAGCAGTCTTGACACGAATTTTGCAACTGAAGCACTTGAAACTGTTTTAGTTGCATTTCTTGTGAAAGCAAGGAAATCCAACCTACAGAGAGCATTAATTATTGCTACAAAATTGTTAAAGACACATTTGGGTGTGTCGTATGGTGATGTTGTATCTAAATTGCTACTTTGTAGCGACATGATCTTTGTGAAAAATATTCTTTCATGGTCTCTCGAAGATCTTGAATCTTACATGAAAGAATTATTGAATAATTGGAAATTAGCACATAAAAATGAAGCCTTTGGATCCATAGTTGTGCTTGTCAGCACATTTTTGGCTATTTTTTATAGTGCTGATAAAAAGTGGTCTATTTCAATTGGATCATTTTCCATGTTTTTATTCGATGCAAAAAATTCCTGTAAAGGTGCCACTAGTTTTGTGGACGCTGTTCTTAAGGTGTCCACTTATGTAATTGGTGGTTTGAAGAAATATTTGGTTGATGGTTCCTATGCTGGTTTTCTTTATTCAGATGACCAGTTGGGAGCTTTAGACACAACTGTTTCCGATTTACAGGCACAATTCAAGTATGTTAAACCAGGAAATTTGGGTAAATTTACTGGCTTGGATGAAAACACCTTTGATCAAGAGTTGCAACTTGCAATTCGTTCAGGTGAAAAATTGGTCCTGCTTTATGATGGACCGACAAAGAAATTTGTCATGGATAAAGTCAGAATGTTGAAGCAACTCCATTGTGATTTTATTCAAACAAGAGCCGTTGGTGGATTGCGAATTGCGCCATTCGCATACCTTCTATCTGGTTCGACTGGTCTTGGTAAGTCTTCAATTAATGAAATTTTGATGAGATATATTTTGTCCAGCAATGGATACAACCATCAAGATCAGTTTATTGTGACTTTGAATTCACAGGACAAGTATTTTTCTACATATCGTTCATATATCAATGGAGTTATCTTTGATGATTTCGCCAATGTTAAGTGTGACTTTGTTGAAGAATCTCCTTGTGATACTCTTTTAAAATTTGTCAACAACATCCCATTTTACCTGAATATGGCCGAATTGGAATTGAAGGGTACTGTTGTTGCTGAACCTAAGGTTATTGGCATCACTACAAATGTTAGTGACATTGATTCGAGTATGTATTCGAACCAACCTTCCTCTATTATGAGGAGAATGAAAGTGCATATTTATGCTAAAGTTAAACCTGAATTTCAAAAAGAGGGAACTATTGAAATTGATCCCTCTAAAGTTCAGGCTGCATTTGGCAATAGTGTCCTTGCCCCGGACATTTGGCACTTTGATGTTTTTGTTGTGCGTGTTGTCTCCACTCCCCGACCTCCGAAGTTGGATGTTGGTAGTGTTATGACACATAGAGATGACAAATGGCATTTGGAGTATGTTCAGTGGAATGGACACGAAATGCGTAATGCCACCATTAATGAACTTCTTCTCTATATTAAAGAGGCTTCTGCTGTGCACTATAAGGAGCAGAATTCTTTGATTGAGCGTAGTAAGTTGTTCAATGGGGAAATTGTATGTAGAGAATGTTGTGGTGCTTTTGAGTATTGTACATGTCTCAACTTGGGCGTGGCAGGTGGTTCCATCCATGCGCTCCAATCCGTTGTCAATGAAGTGAATTTTAATGACAATTCAGTCATGCCTGACCCTGTCGATAATAATGGAGAAATTTTGCCACATTCTAATGAGGGTAATGGCATACTTTATCAAGGACTATTTGATGAACGTCAAAAAGCCGTTGAGCAAGGCTTAAAAGAGATGCTCTTTTCTTGGATTGTTGAAGGGAAGTGCAATTTGGACTCAGTTTATTCTGATTTTATTTCGAATTGTAGCAAGGAACTTCAATATTTGCTAGTAGTTTTCCGAAAGATAGCAGAAAAATGGTTTCAAACTAATAAGAAAGCCATGATTGAAATGTGTTTTCCTGAGGAATTTGAGGGAACTGGACTTGGAGATTACTATTCTATTGTAGTTCGTGAGAAGGAGGTTAAATCCATAGTACGTGTGAGTATTTGCATTGAATCTATATTACGTGTTTCGTTATTTTATATTACATATTGTCTTCATTTGAGGTGGGGTATTTCAGATGAAGTTAAATTCTTGATTCCAATCACTGGGAATTATTTTTTGTCTAAAATGGACTTCCCTGCATATGTTACTCAAATTTATTCTGAATGGAAGGTTAAACTATTTGCAGCTCAAGCCGTTATTGTTGAGTACTCTGATACCACACAGAAGGTAATTATGGCCGCTTGTTTGCTTCTTTGGCTTTCCTTTAGATGTGATGAAGATATTGGGTTTTTTATTCAGAGTATTCTATTGGCTGGTATTGTATTCTATCCTATGTTTGATTCTTTCAAGTGTATGATGATGTATAGTGCTCCAAGGTCTTTATCTTTGTTGTATAAGAAGGAGAAGAAAGAGAGTTTGAATGATTGGTCAAAGCTTGCACCAGCAACGTTGACGCTTTCCACATTGTACTGTAGTAAGAAAGATGTGGTAGATTTTTACATCGAGGCGTGTGAGAAATGGTACTTACAGCCTCAGAGTAGATTAAAGCCAAATGTTACTGAAATTGGTGAAAGGGATAAGAAGCATAGATTTGACGAAGAATGGTTTAAAAATTGTTCTGAACCCTTCTTGGATCCCCTGCCTACTTCTGTTCTTCGAACCTCCAGCGAGATTCGAAATTCTGTAGGAGAGAATGTCTGGTTTATTGAGAATTTGAACACTGGTTCTAAATCGAACTGTTTTGTTGTGTGTAGTGGATGTGTGTTGATACCTTTCCACTATGTACCAAAGTCATCTTGTACTTTCAAGTTGACAAGACATAATAGAGGGAATAAAGGTAACCAGTCTTTTGACGTTCTCATTGAGCCAGAACAATGTGTGAGGATCAAAGACTACGATCTTGCAATGGTTTGGATGCCTAAAACCCGCGATGTTCGTAATCTCATCAGTTTGTTTCCTGTATCTTTTCATGAATCTAGCGATAAAAGGAGTGGCAGGATCGCTTCCCGTGATGTTAATGGTGATTTAGAATGGTCTGATATAAGAGAATTGTCTTTCACAAAGAGTGCTACAAGTGGTATGGGATATAATTTTCCAGGTATTTTTTATATTTGGAATGGAGCAAGAGAAGGTAAATGCTTGTCACCAGTCATCTCCGATGACAAGAATTCCTGTATTGCAGGCCTCCACATTGGTGGATCAACTAGGTGTAGAGGTGATGGAGGATTTATTGCCTTTGGTGTTACTCCCACTCAGAATGATCTTCTGTTCGCTAAATCACAGCTTGAGAAATTTTCAACTGTTATTCCTATGAGTTCTTCAGGTGATTTTGGGCTCGAGACAATGGGAGTTGAGGTTTTACGCCGCGAGATAAAAAAGAAGTCTTGTTACCTCAGAATGGACGATAATAATTCCGCTCATTTTTTGGGTTCATCCTTGAATTGTAATCGCACTCCAAAATCACAAGTAAAGGATACCCCTATTAAGGAAATTGTTAAGAAATTGTTTGACATTCAAGAAAATTGGGGGCCACCCAAGTTTAAGGGTCCTGATGGGCATTCACCGCATCAGCCTTGGGAAGTTGGTATGAAGAAATGGATTGTTGACAAGCCTGGTTTACCTTTCGGTTTGTTAAACAAGGCCAAAATAGATTATACCAATAATTTGACGCATATCCTCTTCGAGAAAAGTGATTTTTGGAAAAGTGAGATCAGAATTCTCACTTGGGATGAAACTGTCAATGGAATTCCTGGTAAGAGGTTCATTGATTCGATGAACTTTAAGAGTTCGATTGGTTTTCCTTTTAAGGGGAGCAAGAAATTGTTTTCCGAGCATCTTGGGAAAGTTGATGGATGGCAGGACAAAAGAGTTCTTGATTCTAAGTTTATTGAGGAGGCTGAGAAAATTGAAGCTCTTTATAAGGAGGGAAAAAGATACTATCCCTGGTTTACTTCCACATTGAAAGATGAGCCAACACTTGATTCTAAGGATAAGGTTAGAGTTTTTCAAGCTACCTCCACTCCTTTCCAGTTGGTTATGAGGAAGTATACCCTTGGGATTTGTAGGTTTTTACAAATGAATCCTTTGGATTCTGAGTGTGCTGTTGGGATTGATCCTTGTTCTAGTGAATGGAATGAAATGTTCAATCATTTGAAGCAGGCTCAAACTCCACTTTGTAATAAGTGGTTTGCTATTGATTATAAAGCTTATGATACATCTATCCCTAGCCAAATGATCATGGCAGTCGGCAGTATCTATGTTGATATTGCCAGAATTGCAGGATATACACAGGAAGAAATTACTGTTCTTAATTCGATTTTTTCTGAGTTGTCCTTTTCTGTTGTAGACTTTAATGGAGA